TTCTAGTTCTCCGCGGCATACCTTACCGACCGAGTTCGGCGGTAGGTTGTACAGTCGTTCCGCCTCCCGACATGAGAAAAAGATTTCTTCCTCATCGCCTATGCAGATGACCATTCTGTGTTTCCCTGGCTTGTCCTTGCGGTTTCCGCACTGTACGCCCTTGTCCGCCCATCTGAGGTTGTATATGCTGTTATCAAACCTTTCCATGTTATTTATATGGTCTACGGTGTCATACCGCCGTCTGTCTCCCATGAAGAAAGTCTGCATAACAATCTGGTGTCTCTTAAACCGTACTTGGTTCCCGTCCGTATCTGTGAACATACTGGAAATATCGTATTTATCTCCGTATGCCATATTGCAGAGGATTCCATTCCGTATGAGCCTGCCAAATGATGATATGTAGCACTCCATGTTGAAGTCATGCACGCTCTTTACTTCCAAATTCTCATCAAACTTGACAAGCTGTGTGACTTTTCTCCATGTTTCTTCCTTATCCGGGTACTTCCGGCGGATATACTCAAAAGTTTCTGTTTCTCTCATACTCTCTCAAATGTGTAGATTGAATTTCTGGTTGTTACCTCGATGTATTTTCCTCTATCCTC